ACAGGTAATTTACTCGAATTTTTCCCAGTCACCTCCTGATTTTGGTACCCAACCTATTTGTTGTAAATCTTGCCGAATTTCCTTAGTGATACAACCTTCGGCTACATAATACTGGTATTGATTCCGATACCGTTGACGTTCAAGATCCGACCACCCTTCCTGCACAGAGTCGTCAATGTCATTGCGAATACCTGAACAGTACCAATCTATGTAGTCACCTGAACCCATCATGTCGGCCACAATACCACCCGAGTACCTCCATGAACAGGTCCATGAACGATCCTCGAGAATGGGCATGACATCTAGTTTGACAAATTCATTGTTGCACATGGCAGCATAGAGATTCTGTGCATAGTAATCATTGCTACGAACCTTTTCACACATGAATTCACTAGTACGTAGGTCATACTCCATGTTATGCTCACGCCATGCAGGATCCTGCTCTCGCTCGAATCTGCGTTGTGCTTCAGTCTTATAGAACTCCACCATGGCGTCTACATCTTTATCATTTTCCGGAGTCCGACCCTGTTCTGCCATTCTGATCAAATACCTAGTCGGCTGAAAGGTATTACGATCCGGACTGCGACTCAACATCGCGGGCGAGTGTAACTGTTCCTTCATCGTCTATATTCCATATCAGTGTGTCTCCTATCTGCCACTTATTGGCTGCTAGTGCCTCATCGGGAATAGGCATAACTAGATCACCAGTCTCAGGATCTTCCTCTAGTGTAACGATCCAGGTTGTTGGTGAGCATTGTTCTATCTTAGGTGTGATAACGGCGGGATCAATCTTTGATTTCATGTTCTTGTATCAATCTTTTGGCAAGATCGAAATCCTCTCTTGTTCTAAATCTGAATGCCGGAGCTGCCATAGTGGTTTGCACAATATCATAGCCAATTTGACGATTACCTAACAGTCTAACCATGTGATCACGGCTCCATTTGTCTAAAGCAAAAACTTCTCGTAGTTCAGGTATATTGGTAAATTGAATTTTCATAAGGGTTTGATCTCAACTACATTCATAACTCTAAAACTGCGCCACTGTTCTACGTCAGTGGCCCAGGCACTCATGGTTTCTAATTTTAGCACTTTGGGTTTAGTGTCTGCAACCTGTTCTACTACCGGACGAGCTGGCAATAGATCAGGCTTCAGAGTACAGGGCATGACCCTGGTACTACCGTCCACTTTGGTAAATGTGATTTCATACACGCCTTCACGTAGCAGACTTTCTAACCACATGTGACGCTCTAGTTCATTGTTACCTACTAATTCAATCATTCGTGATCCTTCTTTAGTTCATCTAATAGCAATTGTTGACTGGCCGCCTTGACACGATCGCGTTCAATCTGATCTACTTTGGCACTGATTACCTTGATCATCTGACTTAATTGCTGTTCGCCTTCGTCACGCCAATGGCTGTATTCTACGCCTACTGTGCTGCGATAATAATACCGATTATTTTGTTGCATTTCACAGATTGTGCCATACAGCATGTCTTTGATCATTTGCTTATCCATACTACAATTTTTCTCCAATCTCGAAACCGCGAAAGCGTAGAAACCGCGGAAACCTGAGCGAATAACTGCCATCTTGATTTTGAGTGACAGCGTCTGCACGAACTTCGATGACCTGTCCGATAACAGTATGCTGACTATCCCAAATCCCAGTACGAAGCTCATCGCTGTAGCCACTGCCAACATGAACACTAATTCTACGTCCGTCATCCTCGCCCTCACAAACTAGGGCACCAAGACGCCCTGCATTTTTACCAGTACCCACTTCGATGTCAACAATATTTAAGCTGACTTCAATGAAAGGCTTAAGTTTCAACCATGCTACGCTACGCTTACACTCATAAGCGGCTGAGGTATCTTTGATCATAATACCTTCGTAACCGCCTGCAATGGCTTCACGATTGATCTCACGATAGCGAGCTTGTCCTGCTTCGGTATCTAAGTCTACCAGTTCTTGACCTAGTACCCGCACACTTGGCAAAGCTGCCTCATGTTGCTGATAAAATGCCTGTAGAGCATGACTACGTTCTAGTTGAGTAGCATCACTGCGACCCTGCTCAAAGTCTGCTAAAGGCAGGCAATCAAACAGGTGCAGCACAGCATCGGCAGCCCGTACATTACTCTTGCGATGTACCTGACGCATCAAGTCTTGGAAACTGGCGCTCATGATCTCGCCATCAAACACCATGGGTTCGGTAAGGTGGTCTGCAATGGCATGGAACTCGGCTTTGACATGTGCAAAGTTCACAAGTTCTTTACCATTCCTGCTAAACTGATCAACCCTGCCGTCTGGATGCACAATAGTGATAACACGAACTCCATCCAACTTGACTTCGACCAGTTTCTTTCCTGCGACTTTGCCCTCGTGATTAGTACTATCATGAGCAAGTTGACAGCCAAACACAGGCACGCTATAGCCAGGATAATCACGTTCTACCACCTTGTTTATTGTTTTTTCGCTCACACCGCAGCGTAGATCCTTGATCAGGATACGCCGGTACCACCCATTCCATTGTTCCTGTGTACTAGCCAGCATCATGTGATTCAGCATGTCACGAGCCATGTTGCCGGTGACTTGTCTAGTGACAAAGCCTGTGATAGCCAAGGCAAAGGTATCCCAGTTCATACCATGGTCACTGGTTAGTTGATCTGTTGCCTTCTTCTCGGGCACTTGCTTGATACCAAAGGTAATCATGGGATCAAGAGCCAAGCGACAACCCTCAAAAAATTCCGAGTTGCCGGCTTGGGCCTGAGCCTCAATAATCTGCTCCTTGTTGGTACGCAGATTATGTGTTTCCAATGCTGAGATAACTTGCCAGGGCTTATCCACATTATTTCCTTAATCAATTAAACACATTTCTTCAAAAGTTTCATAATGACAATTGTCATTATAATAACCGCTGGTTCTCTTTCCTGTGTCCGGGCAACACATTATTTTATATCCTTGCTTTGGATGAGCATAACCATCATAATCATGAGGAGGTACAACAAAAAATGCCGGTTTGTTAGTCATCCAATTCCAACATACTGCATAGATGTTACCTAATTTATTAAAAGTTCCTTGTAATACGTACCTACGAATATAACCATCTTTTTGCAAGCTGGTTACTTTCATATCACCTAAAGGGGTTAGGTGACCATTTTTACCTACTGTAGCGAAATCATGCGTGTCCTTCAAAACTTTAACAGTTGGTTTGCCGTGTAAATTCCTAACATGAACAACTAAATTTTCAAATACTGAACTAATTTCAAGTTCTCCACTATCCCACAATTCCATCCATTTATCTTGTTTAATGCCATTGGTAATCTTATACTTTGATTTTAGCTTGTATGCTAAGATCGCGGTCTCTCTATGAGCTTTAATTGCAGCGTGAGTGGTTGCCATGACTGCTCCTCGATTTAGTGAACAAGACCAAAACGCTTCGCGCACACTGGGCCATAACCCAATTCAGTGCTGCGACTATCTTTGAGACCGTGGTTGCAAAAACTGCAAGCACCAGTCAAACGTCCATACTTGCCAGCAGTAGCCTCGGGCTCTGCTGCGAACTCTTGTACCAATGCTACGACATCAGCGTTGGCTTGTCTAGTAGCATGGAAGTCACCGTTGATGTCAATGCGACCAAAGTACTTGTTGGCACCAAACGGACCACCGTCTGTTACAAGAATTTGACCAGCGTACTTGCTAGCGGGACCAGCACGACCAAACGCTACAGGCTGGCCCTCAACGCTTTGAAGTTTGACTTTGATACGCTTGAGAGTCTGTGCAGCACGATCAAACATCGCTTGGATGCGCTGAACATTGACTTGCACTGCGGCAGCGGGTGCCGGAACAGGGTTAGTAACACGTTGAGTAAGCGTATCAACCCATACTAACTGCTTGTCGCTAAGACGACCAAAACGATAGAAGTTGCTGACTAAGCTGCCAGCAAACTCTGCGTCACGAGCAGACATGGTGCTCATTGCATTACGCAGAGCTTGAACTTGGGGTTCCTGAGCAGCGTCAGGGCTAACAACACGAGGAGCACGATAAAAACCTTTGTATGCCATTTTGTATCTCCGTTGTTTCAGTGTACCATTAGTATAGCAAATTCGGGCTAGGGTGTCAACCTGTTGTTATTTTACAACTTGGCAACTTGGTACAGTATACCTCGAGGTGTAACAGTTTTAGTAATGCCCTCAGCAGCCCAATCTGCCTCCATAATACGCAACCATTTACGATCGCGTACTTGAGGGCTATCAATTTTAATAGCTACTCTACGCACGCCATAAGCCTCGTAAATACGACCAGAATAAATGCTATCTAGAGCCATAAGCATGGCATTGACACGCCGTTGAACACCTGCGTCCCAACGGCTTTTGTTAGCAATGTTACGCATTCTGGCATCTTGAGCTGCCCACCATTTGTTAGGGGCTTCGCTAGTGTTTTTGTCAATTGTAAGCATAATAACTCCTAGTGCGTGTTAAGTGCAGGATTACAACTGTTTACAATTTCTCTCTCTGCGGCATGTGCAGGCTTGCGTCCGCGCACTACATCAACCAATAGTATAACATGAGCCTCGGCACCATGCGACCTAATACTGTTGCATAAGGCCCACGACTTGTTCTCAGTTACAGCACGACGAACATGCTTTTGCCAGCGTATTTTGAGAGCGCGATTGACTTCGCTGCCGCATACAGTGATGCCAACATAATGCTCGTTGGTTACAACATTCACTATCATATATAGTGCATGTTTGGTGTCTTGTCTGCGCTTACGAGTACGTTTTTCCATACTCTTAGTATAGCAAAACGGGCTCGTACTGTCAACTTGTAGGGGTATTAGTGCAAAAAAACAACACCTCAAAGCCTCAAAATGTAAGGAAAATGCTTATTTTTTCAGCAATTTGGTGTTGTTTTCGTGCCACAGATCTGTGGTTTTTTTGTTGCTTAGTGTAGAGTGCGATTTGACCCTGTTAGTTCGTCTATTCCAAATATTTCCAGTATAGCAGCCACAGTTTCACTAGGGTTTTCAAATCCTGAAGCTGGGCCAAATACTGTTTTGAGGTTGCCGTCCTTGTCAATCAAAAAGCCTACATCTGTGTCTTCGATATCCATGGAATCAGTTTCCTCGAGTTCCAAACTATTATACTCTGCGTCCTGCTCGGGTTCGACTTGATTACGTTTTGACATTATGGAACTCCTTAGTAGTCCTTGTATTTACATCAATTGTGATAGTGCAATATCAAGATAGTTTATTTGAACAATATCAAACTCATTAAGATAGTTTGGCCCACGAACCCCAAACAAATCGTGGCAATGTACAGATAATTACGTTCAAACAAACTTTTGAAGAATATACCTACCAGTCCGCCCCAGACAAACAACATAATGTCCACTGGTGGCATTTTGTCACTTTGTTGCGTGAGCACTGCTAACAAGGTTGGTACACTGCTTAAGTGCAGCATGACTATGGTCAACCAACCTAGGGTATGAGCACTAATGTTTACTAGATGGTTACGAATGAATTCAAAAATTACTGTGGGTATATTAAGAATACCTTCTAACAACCTAGTAAGTGCAGGATCTCGATCCATTTATCTTTCCTTATCTATAAAAAATATGTCGTCCAATTTTGGCAATCTTTTCTCGCCGCCAATTGGGATTTACATAATCTGCATGATAATACATGGCTTCAGTTAAGGTAGGCAACCTGAATCCTTCTAGCAGAACTTTCTTAGCTACTTCCATACACTCATCGTAGATTTCTTTGTGTATGGGCCTATTACTAGCAACACGATCACAATACCAACTAAATTGACACACTACCTTTTCATAGAACACATTCTTTTGATATACCACACGACAAATATCTGCAGGAAAATTACCTGAGTCAACTCTATTAAGAGTAACTTGTGCTACAGCTACTTTGCCTTCGAATGGTTCAGTGCCGGCTTCGAAATAAATATTTCTTGCCAAACAGGCAAGTTGCCGTTCACGTACTTCAACAGTGGCCGCATGAAGCTCTGGTCTTTCTAATTTTGCAAACTTCTTTTCTACTGTCCATGTCAGTAGATTGTAGCAAAAATACAGACCTATTAGCATGAAAATCAATGCTAATGTATTCACCAAAAATTTTGGTGAAAAAAAGCTACGCATGTCGGTAGGTTGTAAGTCTGACATACTTCCTCCTAGTTTATAGCCAATTGGCTTTAGATTATAACATTATCCGTGAGAGAATTCAATCTCTATGGACAACAACGACCGGACACAGTCCTATTGGTGATTTCTTGAGCATAGGCTACAGGATCTGTTAAGCGTACAAATTCTATGCCTTGCTGTCTCATTACAGCGATATTTTTACCCTCTACGATAGCAGCTTTGACGGCCTCGCCATAAATGTTTGGAGCCGCTGCTTGTTCAATAAATTCCCTTATTCCGATTTGCGCTTCATCCGAATGCACGTTATGTAAGTCACTGACGAACCCAATGACCGACGAAGTCGATCCTTTGATTTCCTCTGGTACTATACCAGCTGTAGCTAGATTTTTCTTTTCTAAAAGTAGCCTATGAAATACTTCTTCAAAGGCTCGGTTGGCTGAATTCATTTCGTCACGCAGCTCTTCGGTGGCTGGGTGGATAAAAGGTTCAGCGGCAGCCAATATGTCATTGGCATATTCTTGATCATAAAACTCATTGTCACGATTATTGTAAGCAGTTTCTAGAGCCACACGCAATGCCGCACCTTGATCAGTTTCCAACAACCTATCTTGTGTACTAGTCATGGCAGCTATCTGTGTGACAAAACCTGCACCAATCAATGATCCCATTACATCAGTCATAGTAGGATTGCCAAATATACCAGTACCAGATCCAATGAGATCAGTTAGTCCCGGCGGACTCAATGCTGCTTGATATCTTGTGGTATCACCTGCGAGATCTTTTAAGTACTCCAACTTGGGCGATTCGATTTCACTAAGGAATCCGCCCACATGTTGCCAATTAGTAGCATCAAAAGTATTACCGACTATGTCAGTCAATTTGTCAGTCAAACTAGACAAACTATTACCTATCACACTGCTGGCTTTTTCACCTAAGGTGGTGATAGGATCAAATACATCTGCTAGATTCTTCAAAGGAGAACCATCAGCGGTACTGTATCCAGTGGCATCAACAATCTTTTCAACTACACCACTTGGTATTTCGCTGATAGCAGCAAGAATATTTTTTGGGTTGGCTGAGCTTAATGATTCTAATGCTACGCCGTGGTTTTCTAATGCGCCTAGGAATTTGTCACCAAATCCTTGATTGGTTAAGTTTTCAACAAGACCTGCCGGAGTAAAACTTTGTACTAAATTACTTGGATCAACCATTGCTCCAAAGTTTGGTAATGCACCTTTTAAACTATTAAAGGCATCGCCGGTTATATCACCAAATGCCTTAGTCAAACCTCCGGTGCATAAATCAGCCATGCTGGTAAATTTGTGACCTAGGTCGCCACCGGCAATATTAAAACTAGCAGCCTGCATTAGACTGCCACTTAGATTAAAGCCATTTTCACAAAATGCTTTTGCTGATGTTATACATTCAGTTAGTCCAGGTACACCATTTTTAAGAAATCCCTGAGCCTGTCCCATTACACCGTCGATTAAGTTACTGGTAGGAAAATCCATACCAGCTGGTATAAGACTTTGTAGACCACCACTGCATATGCCAGTTAAAGCACCCGGTAATTGACCAAGTGCTCCTTGTACAGCTGGTCCACAAGCGCCAAGGCATTGTTGCGCCAGACCGCTTAGACCACCATTGGTAAAACTACTACACACACTGCTTAGTGGGCCCGATGCACATAAAGCAGGTAAGGCTCCGCCAGCCAGCCCACTAAGACCACCGGCACCTGCCCCGGCTAGTAAACTACCTGCGCCAGGAATACTGCCAAGTTGGCCACTGAGTGCACCACCTAATCCGCCAGCCAAACTGCTGACACCAGGAACAGGAATTCCTGCACAGCATCCGGCGGCCGCGATGCACTGAACGCAACTGAGTATACTACATCCCATAGTAGTGTATTTATGCTATTTTTTGGCTGGTTAGCCTATTATAACGTCGCAACTGCCAATGTTGATGGGACAACCACACAGAGTAGGGTCGCCCATTCTAGCAGCAGGTTTATTGTCGATAATTACCGTACAACAACCCTTGACGATAGGTTGAGGAATTTTATGTAAACTTCTTTTACCATAGGGAATATGCGGAACACAAATATCCCCGAGGCGTGCAGCTTGGGCATTATTGATAATCACAGTGCATGATCCATTCATGATAGTGCCATTGATATTAGCACGATCTTTACCCATTCTAGCTGCACCTGGCATGTTAGGCCTCGCTGGTTGTAACTGTGATATAATGATCACGCATTTTGTCATGTGTATGACAACTGGTGATAACATGATCGTTACGGAATCTTAAATTCTCACGATCTGGATCCAGGCCGAACATGGCTTGTATCAAGCCAATGCCTTCGGGACTGGTTACCACCACACAGGGTTTACGTAGTTCATAACTGCTGGTGTCCTGTGTAACTAATTCGCCAACAATTTCATCACCACTGATCAATTTGATATTGATGATTTCACCTTGATTAAATCTATTTTCTACTAACATTAGATTTGTTCCTTTAATTGATTAAATGCTTCTTCGGTTAAACGGCTCAGTCCTGTATAACCATTCTCAACAAAAATTTTGCCATCTAGATAAATCTGTGGCACTGTGCGATGTCCTTGATCAATTACGAATTGTCTTGCTGCACTATCTAGATCAATTCTTACTTCTTCAAACGCAACACCTTTAAGGCGTAGTAGGTTTTTGGCCTTGTCACAAAAAGCACAATTGGCCTTACTATAAACTGTCAACATCTACTGTTTCTCCACTTCGATAACCAATCCACGATCTTCTACTAGATTTTCTATAACATCAGTTAAGGCATCTACCACATCCTCTGATAATATAGTTCCTGGTTCTTGATCTGTTTTCAATAATTTATAAACTCGAATCGTTAAGATTTCTTCATGTACTTTAGGCATTATAATATAGTTGCTTCCACTGTTGTAGTGCTATTGGCATAGAACAAAGAGTAAACATTACCAAAATAGCTAGTAAACGCTGTTTCTAAAGCGGTTATTGTATTGCTGTCTACCAGTTGATAACCTGAAATGTTAGCAGTATCTTTGGCCAACCTACTAACACGCACTACAAAATAGTTATCAACTGTGACATCAGCCATCTAAATTAAGGTCCAGCTGTGGTAGTGGTTGTGGCTGGAGCCGATGTGGTAGTGGTAGTTGTTGGCGCTGCTGTAGTTGTTGGAGCCGGTGGTTGAGTAGTTGAAATATAATACTCTGTGGCATTATAAGCCTCAACAATCACAGCATCGAGGTCTGTGTATAAACTGGCCACATATGTTTCCACTAACGAAACAACGTTGGCATTTATTAGGTTTACCGTTGATATATTGCCGTCGTCACGAATCAACAAACTTACCTTAAGTAGAATTCGTTCCTCATCAATTTTTGCCATTTAAATCTCCTTAAATATCAGGCAATTCTGCATAGTCTACAGAATCCGACATTACACCAATCACATAATTAGTACTTTCGGATTCCTGTAAAGCCGTTTGTTTTTTATTTATGTTTACATGCTTGTTGAACCAAGGGATCGGTGTAGTTTTAGGATGTTCTTCTAGGTATTTCACACCAATTTCACGTAATCTAATAAACGCTGTATAATCCACAAAATCCTTAAGTATCTGAGAATTCAAGCCAATAACTACGCCTTTTTTGAACAAGTAGTCGGCCCAATTCTTTTCTTCTTGAATTACTTCCTGATACATTCGGTAAACTTCATCTTTACATTCATAGGCAGCACGAGCAAATCTAGCATCATCTCGTTGTACTTGGTTGATCAAGTACGCAGTCCAATCAGCATGTAGTATTTCATCTTGTAGAATTAGTGCAATGATATTACCGTTGCCAATGAATATACGATTTTCTACCATGGCCAGGCTGGTAGCAAAACTTACCATAAAGCGTAGGGCTTCTAGTGCATAACTGGCATTCAATGCTAACCAGACAGCTCGAATATGTTCTCGTTCACTGACTAGCATTTCGCCAATTTCTTTTTGACAATTGATTTTGTGTAGCTCATCGTAGTATCTGCCAACACTGGCGGCCATATCCACTATTTCTTTTGTATCATGTATTTTGTTAAATTCCTCTTTAGGAACACCATAAATG